CGCTTCGGCGGAACATATTCCGACGTGTAGCACTCAAGCTCATCGTTCTGGTGGAGGTACATGAACTTCTTGGTACCACGTTTCCCGTCTTCTGCTGCCATAAAACGACGATCCGTTTCACGGCTTTCGATGAGGCTGTCGAGGGTTTCAGGAGCCATGCACATCATTTTCCAGCTGTAACGGTCCTGACCGACGTTGACTTTCACTTGGCTCATGGCCTTCTGAACGTACTTAACGTCGATTGGGTTTCCGCCTGCATCGAGACGGCTGCCCGAAAGAGCACCGCTCATGGTGATACCGTGAATCAAACGGCCGTCACCGGCTGCAAGAGACTCAAGTCCGGCAATAACTTCCGATGCCGTACCGTAGTCTGCAATGCTGCTGAGGTTCGGGATGGTTGGTTGGCCTGTGCGGTAGAACACTTCGCCGGCCGACGCCGTCCATGCCGAAACAGTTGTCTCTGCACCAGCCGTGTTGACTGGAACGAGACCGACGGTTTGACCCGAACGATCTTTGCTGGCAACACGCCAGTAATCAAACGTACCGCTTGCCACAGTGACAGCAGAACCAGCACCGCCGTTAGCTGCATAGTGCTTCAGGTGGTCGCCGTATTCGAAGAAGCCGACGTGTCCACGTGCCGTGTTCGACGTGCTGAGAGTAACGGTTGCACCAGTGTTGCTTGCAACGGTACCGATAACGCCGGTTCCGTCACCGTAGAGGTCTGCAGCAATACGACGCTTAGCGGCCGACGACTTGCTGTCGATTTCGAGAGCCAGGGGCTCTGCATACTTCTCGGGGGACTTACGAGCACGGTCCCACAAGTTGTATTCGAGTTCGATGGTTGCATTGATCTCTTTGAACTTCGCCGTGAATTCGGACACGGTTGCTTGCTGTGCGGTCGGGAACGAACGGCCAGACGTACCAGGATCACGGTATTGAATAGCCGATGTACCGAAAGACTTTTGGAGCATGAAGCGCAGTTCACGGGCAACCGAGCTGCCTGCTTTTTGACGCTTAACCATTTCGAAGTCACGGAAGTCTTGGGAAATCTGGTTCCGGACGCCGTTGCTGAAAACGATTTGGAGTAAATTACCTAGCTGGAGTGAATCAATATTTGAATATGCCATGAGATTATACCTTTAATAGTTTATTATTTGTTAAAGAGACCACCATATTTGCCCCAGTTCTTAAGAAGGCCAGTCAAGTTACGACCTTCAATCAAATCTCGGGCTTCTTTAGCCGACACATTTTCCGACTTATATCCACTTCTGACCTTGGCCTGAACATTCTCTGTGGCTTCCTGTTTCCGTTGTTCCACAACTTTGGCAGCTTTCTTCTCGGCTTGCAGGCCGATCCGCTTCCGGATTGCAATGGCAACATTTCGGAATTCACGTTCGATTAGTTCTGGCGTAATGGCCAGGCCTTGTTCCTCATATGGCTCTAGGCGTTTGAGAGCAGAGTTCCAGAGCATCTCGTCGAACATATGCTCGTCGTTGGAGTCGCCAAGCTTGTCGGCAAACCGATACTTGTCGAACACCGGATGTACTCTAGATTCAAGAGACTTCAGTTCGGCCTGTTCTTTTTCTTGAACCATCTGCTTACGGAACTCTTCATTTTCCTTACGGATCTTTTCAAGTTCACGTGCCGACTTATCAGCCTTTTCCCTTGATTCGAGGGCAGCTCTCTCTTCGGGAGTTGCATCCCTTAAGAATTCATGCCGATCGATCTGCTTTTTGAGCCAGTTCTGGTACGCTCCCTGACGGCCTTCGAGAAGATCTATGACCCCCTCTACTCCACCCTTCTGGAAAGCACCTTCCAAGGCATCCCAATTCGACTTCAGCTCATCTGTCCGTGACTTCAGCTGCTGTGCTTCTTGCCTTGCCTGGTCTCGTTCTGCCTGCCATTTCCTTGCACCGTATGCCAATTGAAGTTGGCGTTTCAACTCGTCCCTGTTGTTCCAATCGATCTCGACTTTGCGCCGACCTTTATCGTCCGAAACGGTGATCGTCTCTTTACCGGATGTCTGAGCAGCTTTATCGGGTTTGGCCTTGGGACTGGCCGGTCCCTTACCCTTTGCTACTTTTGAGTCCTCTGGAGATTGACCATCATCTGGGAGTAAATCTTCTAACGAAGAGTCCTCCGACACATATTCTTCCTGATCGACATCTTCACCAATTGAGTTTGTGCTAGGATCTACCGACTCAATGGTGTTTGACGTAACTTCCTTACCCGCTGCAATGGATGCCGCTCCGCCCCGAATCAGATCTGCTGTATTCGCACTCATACACTATCCCTTTCTTGGTGGTCCCGAAAATTTAGGGATGCACCCTATGCCTACCCCCCAGGCCTGCACCATGCAGGATGTGAAAGGCAAGAACACTATAGGAAGTGTACATATAAGCCTACAGTATGTAAAGACTTTTGTCAATGAAATTGTCGTTATGGCTCAAAGACCCTAACGCCTGGCACAGGTCTGGTCTGAAGATGTACCCATCCCTTGGTTTTTGCTGGACTTTCCATCCAGAGACCACATTCGGCTAGAAGTTTGAGGTTTTGGAGGCAGAAGGATGCAAGTTTTCCCTCCGGATCGGAGAAATCACATGCTTCCAGTGTAAGGTGTGAGGACTTTTTAGCGCCACCCGCAGCCTGGTTATACTTTCCTGGACGATATCCGGAAGTTACCAGCATGGGCTTACCATATGCCGCCCGAAACTTGTTAAGCGCCACAACAAGTTTGGAGAGATTAACTTCCAGCTCGGGGGTGAGCGGGTATTCCTTGTCCCGCCCCATCAGAATCTCTTCTCGGGTGATCATACCGGGGGTAGTCCGCCGCCTGGTGGGGGCATCATCCCGCCGGTAGGCGCTCCAGGGAGAGGAGCTGCTGCCGGAGCTTGACTTCCTGGTTTTTCCTGTGCCGCCAGCTGGGCTCTCTCTTCGATATGTCTTTCGCAAAGGGCCTGAATCTCCTGGGGTAGCATTTCAAATTCGGAAGTCATGAAATAATCAAGTGCCCATGCAATCATGTTCTCATGGTCACGGAACTTCTTGGGTGGAATGTAGGTTTCCGTGGCAATCATCTCGTCGAAGATTTCTTTTTGACGATTTCCTGCCAGGTCCAACTTATCATACATGCCTTCCAGTTCGGAAAGCTTCATCATTTTAAGAGCCGTACGAGGAGGAATCCCAGCCTTCTCGAATAACGGTTGCATAGTAATAACTTCTTGACGACGAGTGATAGGATCAAGGGATAAAGATACACCATACTCGCCAATGACATCATAACCACCATCGATATCCGCACCCCTAATATCGACAGCCTCCAAAGCCTTTTCTTTTCCAAGCACATGAATCACCCGGCTTGTAACCCAGTGCTTACGCACAAGATTCAGGATTGCTTTGTACACGGATTCGACAACGATTACGTACTTGTTGAAAAGACGACGACGAATCATGTTGCCCTGGTTGGTTGCATACTGCATAGCAGCTGCAGCCTGTTCCCGGCTTTGCTGTCCGAACATCGACTCGTTAACGCCCATCACATCGTTGATGCCCTGAATATGATTGACCCTTACGTTGGTCATCTCAGGCATAAGCTGGGGTGGTGCCATGAAATACGGCGGCTGATTGCCGGATATTTTGGTCACATCCCACGGGGCGTTCGACACACCGTCGTCTGGAATGTCTGCAGATTCTGGAATAATCATTCGAGCAACACCGTGAGCTTCCACGTTATCAAGGAATGCCGAGTCGATACGATTCAAGTTCTCTTGCAGCTGGGCTGCATAGTCAACCATAGACCGGCCCCAGACCATGTTCGGAATATCTACATCCGTAAGCAGGTGGAAGGGCAGAGCTGCCTGTTCCGGAATCTTGTTGATGCGGGCTTCTTTCTGTTCGTCGGGTATGTCCATCGTTTCAATCTTGGACACTGCTCCGGTACGGCGGAACTTGAACGGAGAAGGACGACAGGACTCAACAACATCACCGTCGGTTGTTGTGATACAATACTTTCCAAGGTAGCCGTTGGTTGCAAGTCCGGTTTCCCAATACTCAAGAAGCTCCACACAGTTGTAGTGGAAGTTCTGAATCATGGTTTGACGACCGGATACGTTGCCGACATATTTCTTTTCTACAAGAGCCTTTTTCAAGACTTCTTTCTTTTCGGGCCAACGAGCACAGGCTTCTTCGTAGTCGATATACACACGCTCGATTACCCACTTAAGTTCGTCGATAACTTTGGCGTCTGGATCTAGGAAGATATTCCAGAGGAAAGGAACAGAAACAGAGATATCACCTTCAAGAATAACTTCATCTTTCTCTTTGTTCCAGTCGATGATATCCCCTTTAGTCGAATCCCAAACCGTCTTGATAACGCCGGTACCGTAGAGGAGACAATTGAGAGAAAGCTGATCGATTTTCTCTTGCATGTTGTAGTGGCGGATGGCGTACCGGACGATGCGGTCAGCAGCATCAGCCTTACGGTGGTCCTCCTGGTCTGATGAGGTAGGACGCATAACCACCGATGGCGGATTGGCGGACATCTGCGCATGGATGAATCGGAAGTTCTTGAATGTATAGGCAACATTTACCTCGGCGCTAGATCCATCAATACCAGGTAGACCGATATTGAAATTGGACTCTAGGGATGTTTGAAGAAAGGTCATATTCTGAGTAGAAGTGGTAGCAAATACAGACCGTTCGGCCCTAATCCACCTGTCTTCCAGATATGCTCTGGCGTCTACAGCATTCCGATAACGCTTGGAAATCTCACGTTTTGCATCGTCATCTTTCCAGGTGGAGATTTTAATGCCCATCTCTTATCCCTCTGCTGTGACTTTGTGATAACCGTATTTTGCTAGAACCGGCTCTATCATGCCGATAAGATTCTTAACTCTTGGAGTCTGCTTCTTGTTATATAAGCTCCTCAGGAACTTATTCAACATGATCCACTCTACATCAGAACAGTATCCACTATCAACAAGATCTATGGCATGACGTACCCGATCCTCAATAGACACGGGAGCCTCCTTTCCTTCCTGGCAAGTACAATCAGAAGTTGGAGCACCAAGTTGAATTAGTAGTGTTGTTTTCATAAGTGCTTCTTATACTTTACATACCAGTAGTTTCGAACCATGGCTCTGATTCGGTTAAGCTCTTGCCGCCTAGCCAGCCATAAAAGTCCGTGGATAGGAATAAGGATCGTAAGAATATGAGAAAGGATCAATAATGCCTTCGAGTCCATGCGCTTGAACCTCGTTTGACAAGAGTTTTTTTACGTATCTCGTCTTTGCTTGTCTTACCGCCGTTCTTCTGCTTCTCCTCTACCACCTTCCGCTTCTCGTTAGCCTGGTAGAGCCAATCTTCCCATGAGGTGGATTGTATCTTATTCTCAGATTTAGGAATATTATCACAGAAGTATTGAGCGCTGTCCAGTAAATGATAGCTGCTGGCATTGACTATCTTGTTCTCGGACCTGTCGGACCACCGGCACTCCTGAAGTTCGGTGATAAGTTCCTGACAATGTGGAGCAATTTTGACCTTGGCACCAAGAGCCTGCTGAAGGCCCTTGATAAGGTCTGATTTTCTCTGGTTTTTGTTGTAGACACCCATGTAGCTGATACCCATGGAGCTGGCCGTTCCGATGTACCAGGATTCATGGGGGTCAGATATGCGCCTAACGATATTATACTTAGCCAGTCGAGCTTTAATTGCTTCGACCAGTTCTGTAGGTACGTAAATTCCCTTGATATATTCGGAATGTACACAATACCATACGCCGGATGTTGGATCTTCGGCCCAAACCGTTAGACCAAGGGCAGATTTTAGGGCAGGATCGACCGACTCTACATGCCGCCATAGGGGGCTGTAGTTTTGGGGCATCTCAACCATGCCTTCATAGCTGAAATAATATACCTGTTCATCGGACGTGATCCATTCCCCACGGAAGATTGCATCCTGAATATGCTGGGGTAGATGGGAGTACCGGGCAAGTAGTTCTTCCTTCCGTTGAGGATTGGAATATAGGGGGTTATCAAGCATGTGAAACCGATAGACCTTGCCTTCCGGCTCTTTCAGGGCATCGGCATACTTTTGTATTTCATGGGATACGACTGTCGGGGTGAACGACCACAGAGAGTAGCCGTTACGTGCCTGTGTACGGACGAGAAGTTCTCGTACCAGATCCATTGTAGGCGGAAGTTCGTCTGTCCAGGTGAGGTGTGCCACGTAGCTCATGAGACGTTCCCGAGCTACCGAGGGATTTTCCAACGATTGAAAGACAATACGGTTGCCGTTGTCCAGTTCTAACCGTTGAATGATGTTACCGATTCGTACTTCTTTGTAGGTTCCTGGTTCCAGGTAGCTTCGAAGCTTAGGTAGGAGAGAATCTTCGATCTGTTTACCTGTACGGGCGGCAATAATAATCAGTAGTGGTTCTGATCCCCAGCTTCCCTCGCTGGTATCGGATCGACGTTTTACTACAACCGGGTGTCGTTCCGAGATAACGTCTGAAACGATCTTGGCACAGGTCTGACTCTTGCCGGACTGATTACCGGCCCTGATCCACTGCTGTTTAATCGTACCAAAATCGTCAAAGACTTGCTGTTGTTTGAGGGTGGGGCGAGAGTCGAGATTGGCTGGATCGAAAGCATCCTGTCGTTTGAGCATTTCCAAACGACGGGCTGCCGCAGCTATCAGCTTTTCCCGACTCGTAACAGACATTTTACAGCTCTTGAAGTACTGCCACCGCTGAGACCGAGACGGAGTCGCCGGCATTTGTGGTGCTAACGACGACCCGTCCCTTATTAAGAAGCGGGAGATACGGCTGATCTGTTGTTACAGATGTCTGAAGCTTGATGTAGAACACCCCAGCTCCAGTGATGCTAACGGACTTAGCGTCTTGCCAGTCACTTCCTTCGGCAGTTTGAAGCTTGGCCGTGATGGTTCCGACCGCCGTAGCAGCAGAAACCTTAATCTTTATGACCATGTTCAAAGAACCGCCAGCGGTAACAGGCCATCCCTCAAGAGAGAGAGGCTGTTCAGTAACAATGCCCGAATAGCTCGGGGCTGGTGACAGCGTAATATCCTTAGCACTCCAGCCGTTCATACCCTAAACTCCTTATTTAATTACAACTTTACCGTCGAAGGTTTCACCTGTGGAGATAGTGATATCGCCATCAGCATTCGTCCGCACTTCGACTGTAACACAGTCAACCCACTCACTGTCAATCAATTCTCTAATGGCAAGGACTGGGTCCGTGCCCATACCGTGTGTAGCGGCAGGAATTGACATAGTGTAAGGACCTTCGCCCGACCAAGATAAAGAAGCCACATACTTGGTTGGTGCAAAGTTTTGCCAGGTAAGATCCCCACGGAGGTACTGAGAAGTGGTTCCAGTTCCAAGTGAGTCTTGTTTCGTATCAATGTCCGACTGCAATGCTGCATCGGCTGCATCGACATAAGACTTGGTAGTAGGATCTGCTTCCAGTGCATCCAGGCGGACATCGATAGCCGACACTTCGCCATCAACGTACGACTTAGTTGTTGGATCAGCTTCAAGAGCATCCAACCGGCCGTCTAGTCCAGCCACTTCGCCGTCGACGTAGCTCTTGGTTGTCGGGTCCGCTTCAAGGGCGTCCAAACGACCGTCAAGAGACGATACTTCACCGTCAACATAGGACTTTGTGGTAGGATCTGCTTCAAGGCTGTCGAGGCGGGAATCCAAGCCAGAGACTTGGCCGTCAACATAAGACTTAGTCGTCGGGTCTGCTTCGAGGGCAGAAACTCTGCCGTCAAGGCCATCAACTTCCGAGTCGACATAGGACTTAGTTACCGGGTCAGCTTCAAGCTGATCAAGGCGTCCATCCAATGCGCCGATTTGACCAGCAACCGTACTGGCAAAGTTCTCGTCGTTGCCGAGAGCTGCAGCAAGTTCTTGCAGAGTGTCAAGAACTGCAGGGGCCGAGCTAACAAGATCAGCCACTTTTTGATCGGCATAGGATTGTGCCGAGCTAAGTGTTGCTGCATCTTGGCTGTCCACGTAGCTCTTAGTGACCGAATCGGCTTCAAGAGAATCGATACGGGAATCAAGAGCCTCGTCGGCTGATTGACGAGTAGCAGCTTCCGAGCTAACTTGGTCATCGACGTAGCCTTTGTTGGCTGCATCGGACGACATCATCGGGGCGGAAACGCCGCTAAGTTGGTTGTTACCAAAGTTTACGTTGTACTGGAGGAAGCTCGAATCAAGACGACCGTTAGCATCGGTTTTGATGATTTTGTCATCAGAAGAACCACCTGCTCCGGCGCTTTGAGCTATGTCGAACAAGAAACCATACGTCGGTGAATAGCTGTTCTGGTAGGAATCATAGGAGTAAAGGGCAGGACCCATCATTCCATAGTTAGCTTTTTCAAAGTTAAGTGAAAAAGTACTTGAGGAATTGTTCTGAACAACAACAACGACCCAGTGCTGACTTCCGTTTACGATCTGTGGCTCAGGAGAACCCAGCATTGGCGGTATCATGTTGAATTCATGATAGGCCATCATTCCAGGCAACTCAGTAAAATCAACAAAAGCCGAGGTTGCTACTAAGTCTCCGATAGCTCCGTTGTTATCCGTGCGGAGTTCAACTTTTAGTTGACCAGCGCCAACGGATGCTTCCGTACTTTGAAGTTTAATTTTTACCTTAGACGGGGTATACAGCTGCATCGGTTGAAAAGAAACAGCATAATTAGTCACAAACGAGTTGGTGTTATCTGGGTCAAAGGTAGTAGACAATCCAGAGGCATAGGCGTTGTTGTTATCAACCCAAGTAGCACCACCACCACCGCCGCCTGCTCCGTCCGAAGACGAAATAGGTGATTCGTTTAGCCAGCTTGCTCCGTTGAAGCGGAGGATCTGACCAGAAGCTGCAGAAGAAGTATCAACGTCCGTCAACGAATCGATCGTCAGGTTGTTGATGGCGTTCTGCAGGGCTTCTTCGGCCATCTCACGGGCCGACTGCTCGTCCTGAATTGCCTGTTGTAACAGGTTATCAGCATTTTCCCGAGCCGTCTGTTCGGCAGAAATAGCCGCAATCCGATCAGCAGATTCTTGGCTGATCAGAGCAGTGATGCTCGTAGAGAAATTCGGATCAGAATTTATTGCATCCGAGATTTCTTTAAGAGTATCCAGAAGTTCTGGAGCTGCTCCAATCAGGTCAGCAATCTTAGAGTCGGTGTACGAATTTGCTGCCGAAATTGCACCACCGGGACCATAGTTGGTCACGGTCCCATCCGGATTGCGTACCTTGATGTAGCCATCAGCCACATCGATAAACAGGCTTGCATGATCGGCGGAGGGGGTTGAGATGTTGACGGCATTACTTCGTCTGAATGTAATCTTTGCCATAACTTAACTCTCCTCTGTTTGGTTGGACATCCCCCATCACCTGATGGAGGAATCTATCTAGTTAAATGTAATTGTTACATTTTCTGGAACATTCATAAATGATTCTGGATTTCCATCCACAATCCAAACTGTGGCATCATTCCCGATAAGCAGAGTAGCACCTTCTTCAAGGATGATAGCCTCCCGGACGATATGCGTACGGGGGTCCAGCTGATTAATATCGAATACTGGACGGTATACAATCCTAAAGACAGGCATGGGACGCTATCCCCCGGCCTGGGCATACCTAACATCTGCTCCGGCTAGATCGGACACAGCGTAAACAGCTGCACCGCTTTCAAGGTCCACCGCAAAGGACTCTCCGGGAATGATAGGAAATCCGTTGGCAATCGTAGCTGCAGCAGCCGACTCTCCGACATAGACAATCTGATTAGAAGAACTGTTGTTTCGAATCACCAAACCACGGCGGTCTGCAAGTGCGCCCGGTATAAGGAGTTGGGGAGTTACCCCGATGGTGGCTTTATTAACTGACCAGGTAGCATTTCCTAGAATTTTAGCGTTTGTCTCACCGGCAGATATTGCTCTTGTGTATATTTCGTACGAGCATACGCCGGTATATGTGACTACTACCTTGAATCGTTGTAACGATATAGCCGATTTTTTTAAAAGCAGTTCTGTGGTTCCGGTTGCAAGTACAGGAAAGGTTATCGTCTGTACCTGTTTTCCTTCCGAAGTCAGGGTATATACCTGAACCGTGAGGTCCCCGGAAGATACATAATCCACCCACAACGACACGAGGAGGGTATCCGAAGCAATGGATCCCTCCTTGGCCGTAGTTCCCGCCCCGGTTGTGGTCTCGGTTATGAGACGTTCCTGGGTGCCTTCATGAATCAGCATCAGGGCTCCTCAGGTTTTGGCTGAGTGGCTTCGTCTATTATAACATCATTTATTTCTTCTGTCAAGTCTTTAGACGGAATAAGTTTCATACTCTTGGCCAGGTACTCTTCAAGCTGCTTTCGGTCCATCTGATGTATCTTCTCGTCCAGGAACTTCTCGGTGGATATCTTGGGGGGCATCTTTCGACCCACATCCATCAGAAGCTTGGCAGCCGACACCTGGGCCGAGGCCATCTTTGGGTCCTCGGAAATGAGAATCCTTTTCATTCGGTCCAGGGCCAGAAAGACCAGAGCATCCACCTCTTCCCGGAACTCTTCCTTGTTGATGAACCATTCCTTGAACCCGGACTGTGGCCACCACCTGTTGATCCTGGAATCGGGCGCAACAGCCTCTACAATCGATCTGGTAATGTCCTGTGGATCACATACAGGGTTGTCGTTGAATCGGGCCCAGAAGGCCTGCTTAAGCCTTCTCTGTTCTGGGGAAGGAATGTAGGTAAGGTCGTTGGCTATGAAGTCTACGACCGCCTCTACTCTTTTTGCCTTTGCATGATCAGACACGAAGGGCCCCAACATTTCTCGGCGGTCGAAGTTTGACTTTGGCCTGCCGAAGGTTCTCAGAGAATACTACACTATCAACATAACCCCTGTCTTCAAGAAAAACAAGCCACTTACGGATTACCGAAGCAGTGACCGAGGTACCCATCAGTCGGGCCAGGGTACGGAAGCTCGTTATGTATATGTAGTCTCTTCCTTGGGATACCCGGATGCAGCTGGTGCCTCCGGTATACATTAAGTAGACCAGAAGCTTGAAAGCCGGCGTAGCTTGCCGGCGTCTAACCTGTCGTATTCTCGGTATGTTATCTTCAATCTGTTCCACGGACAAAGGGCCCCTCCCCTGCATGGTTTCTTTCTCTTGACCATCCTGTACAATATCCGGGGTACTTCTCAGGTTCTCCCATATGTATTAGTAGCTGGACTGCTACCTTTTCGTGGGACGATTACCTGGGAACTGCATCGGACTTTAGTTCTGTATACTCGTAGGAAGTCTTGCTGTCCTTCCACTCGTCGAATACTCGGCCTTAAGCTCAGAGCTTAGATCGGCTTGCCTTAGCTCCCGACCATCCCCCATCGTCACCCATTTCGGGCCCGGATCATCACTCCGGTAAAGACTTGTTCCTACCTGTGTAGCTGGGAGAGTTGCGCCGGCCAGACTCCCGTCTGACCCCATCCTGGGCGGAACCTCTGAGCGGAGAACATCACAGCTAACCGACTCCTTAGGTTCCGAGTACGACTCGTATACAGTGTCACTGAATGATTAGGCTTCCTAGCCGGCACCTCTACCCCAATCCTGTTGCCTTTCGGCGGTGGATTCCTCAGCTGTTCTGAGATGTGGCGACACGGTCCTAGACATCCAGACGGCTCTCTTCGGGTACCCCTTTCAACGAATGCAAACCCCTTAGAGCCTACCTCTGCCTCGTATAATAGCACGTAGGGCCCGTCCTGTCAACCTCTATTATGCCTACGATACCCGTCACCTGCAATTAGAACAATACGCCAATGATATCAGGGGTATATAAGTCACTGATTCTATAGGGGTAAAGGGCCGTGTGTGGGGGGGTAAATTTCATGGTTTGGGGGCTACGGCTGACCCCACTTGTAC